GATGGCTTTGGGCTGTTTCACGAACTGCTTGCCTGCGGCCTTGCCAGCGCGTTTGGCTTTTGTCGTCGCCGCGTACTCGGCGGGGCTCAGTGCTTTGATGGCTTTCTCAGGCAGGTAGCGCTCCCCCGTCTTGGAAGACGGCTTGCCAGATTTTGTCGTCCACTTAGCTGCCCCCCAAGATTTTAAACTTTGTTGCTCTTTTCGTAGTGCCATGCTATAGTCCACTCAAAGGAGCACGAAATGCTAGAGACTTGGATTGAAATTGCTGATACCGCAGGGCGCTACTCTGTAAGCAACTACGGAAATGTTCGCGCAAATTGGTCAGATGTTCCGCGACGGAACTTACCACATCGTATCCGAATCGAGCGTTCGCAGCAACTAAAGCCCCATATCCACACAACGGGGTATTTGCGCGTAGCGCTTGGCCGCGGGATGCAACGGTATGTCCACCGCCTTGTGGCTGTGGCGTTCCATCAAAACCCCGAGGCACTTCCGCAAGTTGACCACATCGACGGGGGTAGGAAGAACAATGCCGCGTCAAATCTTCGCTGGGTTTCTGTCCAAGACAATGCGCGATACGGCGGAGAGCGCCACGCATGGAGTACGCAACGCCTTGCTTCCGCCCGCCGTCGGGTCTACGATTTTCGCCGGGAAGAATTTGCTGCGCTTCTTGCTCAGGGCTACAGCCTTCGAGCAATTGCAAGGGCATTTGGGACTTACCACGCAACGGTGTCGCGCATATTGTCTGGGGCCTCTTAGTCACGATAGCCCCCACCCGCAGCTTTGTACTTCTTCGCCACGAGCTGCGCCTTGCGAGCGCTCCACTTGCCCGCCCCGGTGCCCTGCGTTGCTGCTGCTTTTACCTGCGACACGATCCGCTTGCGCAGCTCGGGCTTGGTGTAGTTACCGGCGGCATTGACCTTGCCGCCGTCAGCAAACAGCTTGACTTTGTTCGGGTCATCCTTGCGAATGACCGTCCTTGCCTTTGGCATTTTGGAAGCGGAAACCGCCCCCATGCCCCGGCTGGGCCTCATACCATCTTGCCTTTGGTGTGGCCTTTGGTGATGCAGCCGTCGGCCCGCGTCACACCGCCCTTGGCCATCTTCTTGGCTTTGGGTGCAGGCTGGGTGCTGGTCAGTGAGCCCATGTAGGCCTTGTCCGCTTTCGCAGCGTCCTTGGCGTCTTTGGCTTCTTGCAACATCTCTTCTTTGTTTGCCATGATTGTTCCTTACTTGCTACCGGACATTTTGACCATCGTGCCCTTGGCCTTGCCACGGGACTCAACACCGCCGCCGCGAGCCATCTTAGTAGCGCCGCCAGCTTTGAGGCCGGCGTGGGCTTTGGATGCAGGTTTGGCAGCGTGCTTGGCCAGTGCGGGTGGCATGCCACCCTTCTTCATGCCGCCTTCTTCCTTCTCGTGCTTAATCATGGACGCCGGAGCGCCTTTCTTCTTCATGAAAGACAACTCTTTCTTCACCATTGCTTTGGATTCAGCCATATCGCCACCTTTTGAAAACTTGCGGTTTTTGTCCGCGTTGGAGAACTCTTTGCCCACGGACTGCGGGACACCTACCTGCTTTGCAAACTTCGGACTGTGTGCTACCGCCCGCATGAAATCTGCTTGTTTCGAAGTTTTAGAGGGCATGAGGGCCCCGCAGGTTATCGAGTTTACGCTCGATCCTGTCAAAGCGATCCATTAACTGCTGCATGTCGGCACGAAACTCTGTACGTGTGATGTGGTCACGGGCAACTTCCTCCCGCGTGCGGTTAAGCAGGACACTGAGCCTTTGCAACTCGGCAAACTTTTCTTTGACGATGAAGCCTAGCATGGCAACGATCGCCGTGAGGACTATGTTCCAGACCATCATTTCCACAGCGTGCTCCTTAGCATTTCCACGCCCGCAGGCTTTTGTTGATACGGCTGTTGGGGTCTTTGGCCGTCTTCTCGCTCGTCAGCTTCTTTTTCATACCTGTCATCCTGGCACAGAATGAATCGCGCCTGCTGCCGCCCTCGGGTTGCGGGGCCTTCAAGCCGGGTTTGCCCGGGTTGGCTTTATTGTAAGAGGCACGGCCTTTCGCGTTCAAGCCGCCCTTTTCGGATTTGCCTTCTTTGCGGGTCCACGCAGCAGTTTTCTTAGTCGCCATTGATCGCCTCCTGTACCATCACCAGGCCCATCCGCCCCATCGCCACGAACGGTTCCTGATCGGTCACGTCGGCCACTGCGAAGATGCCCTCGACCTGCTCCAGCGTGACCTCAAGGCCCAGCGCATTGCAAGCCTGCGTGACAGCCACGGGGCTACCCGGCTCGGTGGACACTAGCACCCACTCGCCCTCTTCGTCCTGGGCGTAGGTCTGGCACGGCACCATGTGAGCGAAGTCCGGGCCAATAAGCCCGGTGGAGATGAAGTGCGTTGCAGGGCCTTCGGCTGTCGGTGCGAGGCCGGTTGTCCACATTCCAGCGCCTGCGGGTGACAGGGTAGAGGCGATCTCTTGGGCCAGCGGCGTCACGTCGGCGGGAAGGATTAGTGTGCGGAAAATGTCGGTCATGCGTAGGCTTTCAAAGTAGTTGCGGATCGATTCGAAGCGCAACCCCAAACTGTGCGGCAGTTCTGTTCACGGCTTCAAAATTTGGCATATGCCCGCCGGTAATCCTATCTTTGAGGTTGCGGCAAGATATTATGAGGAAAGACTTTTGGAAAACCCTCTAGCATACAAGTATCTTAATGAGGAACGTGGTCTACATGATGAAACGATTCGCAAGGCCCGCTTAGGCTGGGCTGACGGCGGTTTGTGTAATCACCTTATTCAGAAAGGGTTTGACGCAGACGATATCAAGTCTACTGGTTTGGTAAATCGTTTCGGAGAAGACTTTTTCCACAACCAAATAACTTTTCCATATTTAGAGTATGGTATTGCCCGCTCTATTCGTGGTAAGGGCATTAAGAAGAAGACAATTAGCTTGCCCGGTGAACTACCTATTCCATATGGTTTAGATAGTGTTCTTGGTGAGAAAACTGTTTCCGTTGCCGAGGGCGAGATTGATACTCTAACCCTTCATCAAATGGGATATCCAGCTATTGGTCTGCCCGGTGCTTTGACTTTTAAAAAGGGCTGGGAAGAATATCTTGAAGAAGCAAAAAGGGTTTACACTATCTTGGATCAAGATAAGGCTGGTAAAGCTGGGGCAGAAAAAGTTGCTACACTTATAGGACCAAAGGTTCGTGTTGTTGAGCTACCCAAAAAAGGTATTGATGTCAATGACTGGTACATGAAGTATGGTAAGAACGCTGATGACTTCCAGTACCTTATGCGTCAAGCTAAAGGCGGTCTACTTATCTCCGTTAAGGAAGCTTATGATAGGTGGACAGAGATTGAGGGCAACCCCGATCTTACTGGTCTAAAACTTAACGTTCCTAAACTTGATGATGCTATGAGTTTTGGTTTCGCTGTCAAGAAGGACTCTTGGTCTGCTGACGGCAATAACCGCACTTTGGAAGAAGTCGCACTCCACGAGGTCAGTTTAACTTCGTTCCCTGCGTACGAAGGCACAGCAGGTACAACCTCTGTTCGTGAAATGCGAGACATTGACGCTGACAAGTTGGCTGATAGCCTGATGAAGTTGGAGTCTGGTGAAGAACTTGACCCTGAACAGGCAAAGGTTATCAATGAGGTTGTTGAGAAACTAACCAAGACTGAAGAAGTACAAGAAGTTGAAGGTGACATCTTGGCACTCAAGAAGAAAAAACTAGATCTAATTTTGAAGGGTATCTAATGGCTACTAAAGAACAAATTGAAATTGCTGTAAAGTTGATTAACCAAGTTGCGGGTTCTCCTGACTCTGGTGCTATCGCTGAATTGATTAAGGACATTGAAAAGTCTGAAACCAAAAACTTCGACAACTCTGCGGCCAAAGAAGTTCGCATTGTCGAATCAAAAGAAACTCGCTAATTCTTTATAAGCAGTTCTTTTCCCCCACCAAGTTATCCCCTTTCCTTGGTGGGGGTTCTTCTTTTTGGTGTACAAGTATCCAATAGAATTGGTAGTAGGTTCTGTG